GATTTATTAATTATCGACGACCCACATTCAGAGCAAGACGCCCTATCGGAAACAGCGATGGAAAACGCTTACGAATGGTATACTTCTGGTCCCCGCCAACGTCTACAACCCGGCGGTGCGATTGTGTTGGTTATGACCCGTTGGTCGACGGTCGATTTGACTGGTCAACTAATGAAGGCTCAAATAGAACCGAAAGCGGATCAATGGGAGGTAGTAGAATTTCCGGCGATCATGGAGTGGGACTCCGACGTGGCCCGAGTACTGGAAACTATCGGAACTCGAATCAGTTAAAGCGTCCTTGGCTATTTCTAAATGGAATGCGCAGTGGATGCAAAAACCTACTTCCGAAGAAGGTGCCATCTTAAAACGTGAGTGGTGGAAACCATGGACCGAAAAAGATATTCCAGATCTGCATTATATTATTCAAAGTTATGATACGGCGTTCAGTAAAAAAGAAACTGCGGATTACTCTGCCATTACCACGTGGGGTGTGTTCGCGCCCGACGACCAACGGGCTTCGTTAATTTTACTAGATGCGCGTCGTGGTCGGTATGACTTTCCAGAACTTAAAGAAGTTGCGTTAAAAGAATATAATTACTGGGAACCTGAGATGGTATTGATAGAAGCCAAAGCTAGTGGTATGCCTTTGACCGACGAACTACGTCGTGCCGGTATTCCGGTAACCAATTACACTCCTACCCGGGGCAATGATAAACGGTCGCGGGTCAATTCGATTGCCCCAATTTTTGAGTCGGGCTGCATTTACTATCCCGAAGGTCGAACTTTTGCGGAAGAAGTTATTGAAGAATGTGCGGCTTTCCCGTATGGTGAGCATGACGATTACGTGGACACAGTTACCCAAGCGCTGATGCGGTTTAGACAGTCTGGATTAATTCAACTGCGCATGGACTATGAACCCGAACCCGTCGATAATACGAAAAGAGTATTTTACTAATTAATTAAATAATGCTACGTTATGACTATTAACCGATCTCAACTAGGAAAAACTATTATGCCTAATAAAACTAAAAACAAAAAAAGAGCAGGCTACCAAAACGGTAAACTTGTTGGCGGCCAAAAAAAACTGGATAAAAACAAAGACGGCAAGATTAGCGGTCCAGATTTTGCCATGATGAATAAAGGCGGACGCGTTGGTAAAATGGCTGGCGGCATGTTGAAAAAAGCTAAACCAATGAATAAAGGTGGACGCGTTAATAAGATGGCTGGTGGCATGATGAAGACTAGTAAAAAGGCTAAGTAATGAAAAAAGAACTAACAGCTAGCCAGAAGGCTACTATGAAGAAACATAGTAAGCACCATACTGCAAAGCACATGGCGGCTATGAAGAAATCAATGCTAGGTGGTAAGACATTTACGCAATCGCATAAACTAGTACAAAAAAAGGTAGGCAACTAATGGCTAAAAAAGACACCCACGTAACTAAAGACGGTCGTACCGTTAAAAAAGGTTTATACTACAACATGAACCAAGCTAAGAAAAAAGGTAAAAGTAGAAAAGGTAAGGGTACTGTAACCGATAAAGCGTTAAAAGAGTCCGCAAAGACGGCTAAAAAACCAACTAAGAAGACTAAAAAAACTAAAAAGAACGCGTAATGACGTTACTCGAACGAGTTATGGAATGGTTAGCTCCAGCCCCTAAGTGTACCTGTAAAACTAAACCTAAAAAAATACAGAAAGCCTCTAACAAGAAAAAAACTAGGGGTAAGTAATGGCTAAAACCGCTGCATGGCAACGCAAAGAAGGTAAAAGTGAGTCTGGCGGCTTAAATAAAAAAGGCGTGGCGTCTTATCGTCGGGCTAATCCCGGTTCTAAACTAAAAACTGCAGTAACTACTAAGCCTTCTAAGCTCAAAAAAGGTTCCAAAGCTGCGAAACGCCGTAAATCATTTTGTGCTCGTATGAAAGGCATGAAAAAAACTCGAACCAGTGCCAAAACTGCTCGCGATCCAGATTCTAGAATTAATAAATCGTTGCGCAAATGGAATTGCTAACAACGCAGATAAACACTAGTATTAAAATATAATATATGCTAAAAATTAACATTAAGGGGTAAAACTATATGGACGAAAAACTTCGTAGAGAAATGTTTCAAGAATATTTAAGTGCTAGACAGCTTAATCAAATCCCTGATACTCTTTCATTTGATGATTATATAAATAAAATGGTTGATCAGTCGATGGCTCTAAGAGACGAAGCCATGATGAACAAAGGTGGACGTATAGGCTTTCAAGCAGGAACAACAGGCACAGTGGGCATGAGCAATAACAGAGTAAGTCAACTTTTAGACATACGAGAAGATTTAATACGCGCAGGAGAAGATGTTTCTGCTATTGATGCAGAATTATTTCAAATGGGTTTTACACCTCCCGCAGCTAAGGCTTATGGTGGTTCAATAGGTTACAACATGGGTGGTCCTGTTGGTTACAACATGGGTGGCAGAATGAACTACCAAGAAGGCGGTCCGACAGATCCGACAGAAATGGCAATGATGCAAAACCCTAATCCACAAATGGCTAGTCGATCAGCTAACAGCGAAGCTGGTATCGCAGCAGCATTAGCCAATGAAAGAGATCCTAATAAAAAAATTAACATGGCAATTCAAATCCTACAGTCCATGGGTGAAAAAGGTATTAATATTATTAAGTCGTCACTAAGTCCGGACGAACTACAAATGCTACAACAAAAAATCCAAGGCGTTAGTGAACAAGGTGTCGGTAGTATTAACACACCACAGATGGCAGCGAACGGCGGCCGCATGGGTTACCAAGAAGGTATGATGGTAGCGTCGGCTGACCCTGACACTAATCCTGACGACCGACTTTTAGACGATCCTGAAGGAACATTTAACACTAACCCTGACGAAGTTATGAGACTTATTGACGTGGCAATGCCGGGCGCTAATCCGTCAGACGTAGTAGAAGCCTACGACCGAGCAGTACTGCAAGGTTTCGAAGGTAGTATACAAGAGTTTATTATGATAATGGGCGGAGACAGTAGAGACTTAGGTAATGATATGGGAGCTAACCCGCAAGGCATCATGTCAATGATGAGAGCGTAGTATGGCAATCGATAGAGAAATGCCGCTAAAGGAACAATTAAAATTCGATATGAATGCCGCCGACGTTGAAGTCATGGACGGTGATCCACAACTAGACGCTGACGGTGGTGCTACCATTAATTTTGGTTCTGCCGCGCCAATGGCCGAAGGGCATAAAGAAAACTTAGCTGAATTTTTAAGTGACGGCGATCTGGATAGTATTGCCAGTGATTTACTTGAAGCCTACGAAGGTGACAAAGACGCACGTTCTGATTGGTCTTCTACTTACGCTGAAGGTTTAGGTTTACTTGGTTTAAATTACGAAGACCGTAGTGAACCCTTTCCGGGTTCGTCAGGGGTCACTCACCCCCTATTAGCAGAATCGGTAACCCAATTCCAAGCGCAATCTTATAAAGAATTATTTCCCGCTGGTGGCCCAGTAAAAACTCAAGTACTCGGTGCCACTAACCCACAAGTTGACGCGCAAGCAAATCGCGTTAAAGAATTTATGAATTACCAACTGACACATGTCATGGAGGAATACGAACCCGAACTTGATCAAATGCTTTTTCATCTCCCCCTCTCGGGTTCGGCGTTCCGTAAAATTTATTTTGAAAACACGTTAGGTCGTCCTGTATCTAAGTTTGTATCATCAGAAGATTTAGTAGTACCTTACGAAGCCACTGACTTATTAACTTGTACGCGTATTACTCACGTGGTTAAGATGATGGGCAATGCTTTACGTAAGTTTCAAGTGTCCGGTTTTTATCGTGATATTGAAGTAGGTGAATCTACTGATAGTGATCCAAGTGAAGTGCAAAATAAAATTGACGAACTTGACGGCAAAAGAAAAGTTTATAACAAAGACGATATCTACACGTTACTCGAAATGCATGTGGATCTTGACTTACCCGGTTACGAGGATGCCAATCAGGCAGGCGAAGAGACTGGTATTAGTTTACCTTACATAGTAACTATTGAGGAGAACTCAGGTGAGGTTCTATCAATCAGAAGAAACTGGGACGAAGAAGATGAATTTAAAAATAAAAAACAATATTTCGTACATTACAAATTTTTGCCCGGCCTTGGTTTTTATGGTTTTGGCCTTATTCATATGCTCGGTGGTCTCTCAAAGTCCGCCACCTCGATACTACGACAACTTATTGACGCTGGAACACTCGCCAACTTACCTGCAGGGTTCAAGGCGCGAGGGCTACGTATTCGTGATGACGACCAGCCGTTAGTTCCCGGTGAGTTTAGAGATGTTGACGCACCTGCTGGTGAAATNAGAAACTCATTAGTACCACTACCTTATAAAGAACCTTCACAAACTTTATTTCAATTATTAGGTTTTGTAATCGAGAGTGGTAAATCATTTGCTGCGGTTGCAGATATGAAACTTGGCGAAGGTAACGAAGTTAATCCAGTTGGTACCACCATGGCATTACTTGAACGCGGCATGAAAGTTATGTCGGCGATTCACAAAAGAATGCACATGGCACAAGGCAAAGAGTTTAAATTACTTGCTACGTTGTTTGCAGAAACTTTACCACCAGTATATCCGTATCAAGTTGTGGGTGGTAACCAAGCAGTTAAAGCACAAGACTTTGACGCTCGGATTGATGTTATCCCAGTATCTGACCCTAACATTTTTTCTATTACGCAACGCGTAACTTTAGCTCAACAACAACTACAACTCGCACAAAGCAACCCACAGATGCATAACCTACACGAAGCCTATCGTCGTATGTATGAAGCTATGGGGGTACAAAATATTGAAGCAGTATTACCACCACCGCCACAACCACAACCTAAAGATCCAGCAACAGAAAATGCGGAAATGTTAGCTGGTGTTCCGTCACAAGCCTTTCAAGGTCAAAACCACGATGCGCATATTGAGGCGCATTTTGCACTAATGAATAGTACGGTAGTTAAAGGTAGTCCACAGGTTATGGCTAATATACAAGCGCACATTATGCAACATATCTCCATCAAAGCACAAGAAGAAGTGCAATCAGAAGTACAACAACAGATGATGCAAATGCCACCAGAACAACAACAGATGATGCAGCAACAAATGCAAATGGATATGCAAAGCAGAGTGGCTGAACGTGAGTCTGATCTGATTGCTGAGTTTGTAGCTGAACTAGAAGCTGTAATGAAAGATTCTACGCAGGATCCATTAGTGGAAATTAAAAAAGAAGAATTAAATCTACGTATGACCGAACAAGAACGTAAAGGCAAAGAAGCTGAAGAAAAACTAGACTTAGAGAAGAAAAAAGCTAAAGATAGAAAAACTACGGACAAAGAACGTATTGAACAACA